CCGATGACGTAGTAGCCGACCTGATACTTGCCGAAACTTCCGATCGGCTTCTGATGCGTCGTGAAGCACAACGAACCGAGCGCACGCCTGTTCCTGTACGGATTGAACAGCGGATCATCCGTGTTGTGCATACACATGAACGGAGTGTCGCGCGGATTAGATGCTGGCCCACAGAATTGCCAGCCTCCAACGGTGACAAGTTGCTTTACCTCGTCGGATGGATCGCGAGCGAACGACGTCAGATCGACGTTGTTTGCCTGCGACCATTCCCAGACCCGCTCAATGGCGAACTTCGTCGCCAGAGCCTCGCGCTCCTGCTCCTGCTCTCTGGCAAACGACTCGGTCGCGTTCTCTGCGATCGTTCCTCCACGCACCGCCTCGTCGATCTCCGATGCCGCGTTGTTCGCAGCCACTGCCTCGGCGACTTCGCGGCGCACGTCGTCAGACGCCATGTCCGCCTCCATCGCCTCGCTCATCGCCTTGCGGTAGTCTTGTCCAGCCGGGTCGTCTGCCGCGCCGAATGCCGCGTAGAGTTCCTTCTCCGTGTACCAGAGCCCTGCCTGCGCGTCCGCGAGTTGATAGTCCAGCCCAGTCTGGTTGCGCACGCTGACGATCGCCTCGTTGACCAACTGCCGCATCAGCGAGCGGATGTAGTTGGAGTCCGGGGCAGCCGCCGAGGCATCGATTGCCTTGGCGTACCGGACGAGAGCCGCCTCGACGGGCGTCTTCTCGCGCATCTTGAGGGCGTTGCCGACCACGACGCGGTTGTTCGGATCGCGCGGGAACGTCTTGTTGAACTCGCGAGCCGTATCCTCCAGCACAGCCGGGTTGATCAACGCCTCCGGGCTTACCAGATCGAGCGACCGCTTGGCAGCCTGCTTCTCCTGCTCGCTGGACGTCTCCGACGCGAGCACGGCACGCGCCTTCGCCAGTTCCGTGGCAATGTCGCGCACCGCGCTGCGCACCGCCGTCGCATCCGGGCGGCGCAGGCCGCCGAGGGGTCGGAAGAACGTGCGGGTGAACCACACGTCCGCCGTCAGGGTGTCGAAACGCTTGTGGAGGTTGTTGTAGAACGACCCGATCTTCGGGCCGAGCACCGACGACATGTAGGTGACGTCGTCAGCCGAGTCCTTGATGATCCCAATCACGTCCGACAGCGACTTCTCTGCCCCGTTGACGTCGATCTTGGTCGCGCGCAGGTACTTGTTGTGCTCCGCGACGGTCTTCTTCTCCAGCATCATCCGCTCGACCGCATCCCACGACCCGAAGTGGTCGTAGAGCGCGTTCAACTTGTCGAAGTTCATCGTCATCGCGCCGACATGGCGCGCGTCGAATGCCTTCGGGATGCGGATCCGCTTGCGTCCGTTCGCCTTCCACTCCTCGTAGAGGGCGCGAGCCAGCAGTGCGTTCTGCTTGACCTTCTCGCCCTGCGAGGTGATGGCGAGCATCATCGCGAAGACCCGGCGATCGTCGGACTTGACGTCCGCCATCTCCGGATACTTCTTCGCCGCCTCCTCCCACATCGTGTCGATGATGCGACCGTACCACTCCAGCGCGGATTCCTCGCCAGCCTTGGTCGCCGCGTACTTCAGGTCTTCCGCCAGCGATTCGACGATGATCGTCTGGATGTCGCGCGGCATGGGGCTGCGCTCGCTGTACTCGTCCAGCCATCCGACGATCGACTGGCTGAACGAATCGAGCAGACCCTGCAGTTCGCCGACGGTGTAGTTGCGGTCGTTGGCTGCCCGGTAGGACAGGATGCCGCGATCCGCCAGCAGGTCGCCGAACGTCTGCGCCTTGGCGTTCACCACCGCCTGCTGCGCCTCCGCAAGTTCCTGCTTGCGCGCCATGGCAGTGATGACCAGCGGGTGCGACACGCGCCAGTCGTCGATCCTCTGGGTGATCTCGTTGATCTCGGCACGAAGGCCAGCGATCCGCTGCCGGATGGCGAAGTCCTCGCGCTTCAGCGCCAGAGCCTCCTCCGGGGTCGCCGCAGCCTTGATCTGCGCAGCCGGGATGGTGGTCGTCGCCAGTTGCTTGGCGCGCGCCTCCATGTCCGTTCGCTGCGAGAGCGACGCCAGCATTGCCTGCAGTTCCTGCGACAGGTACGGAAGGACGAACGAGTCCTTCAGCATGTCCGTGTCCTTGCCCAGCCGGATGTACTCCTCCGCAAGGGCAGTGCGCTTCTCCTGCTTCAGCCGCTCCGCAGTCTTGCCCTTCAGGATCTTGCGGAGTTGGCGACGTCGCGCCTGCACGGCCTTGCTGGCGCGCTGATACGACGCCTGCGCGCGATCGGCGGAGCGGAGAGCCTGCTCGATCGCCGCCTGCGCAGCGCGCGTCTCCGACCTCTTGGCCGCTGGAGTGGTCTCGACGGCGCGGTACAGCCACTGGGACGCGGACAGCAGTCGCCCCTTGACCTCCGGCGGGATGGACTCCAGTTCGCTCTGGAGCGCGAGCGTCAGGTTGACAAGCGAGATGCGTCCAGAATTGCCGACGAAGATGCTGCTACTCGGCGCTGCACGTCGGCTATTCCCTTGAGGTTCGCCAGTACCTGTTCGCGCGACATCCCCTGCCACAACTGCGCTGGGTTTTCCGTCCTCGGAGAGTTGTACAGCAACTGCAACGTCGCCTCCAGTTCCTCCGGCTGCAACGCGAGCCAGTCGCGACTTGTCAGCGGCAAAGCCTGCAAGGCCAGTGTTGCGTATTGCTCGTCGCTCATCTGCGGAGAGATTGAGTTTGGCGAACCAGACGCCGGGGTAGTTGGTGACGTTTCCATTCTCATCGGTCTCCGGAACCCAGCCCTCTGCCTTCCAGTACTTGACCATCGTGTCGATGTAGTCATCGACCGACAGTCCCGGCGGCGGCGACAGGTACTCGGGATTCCACGGGCTGAAGCCCAGAGGCCCGAAGTTCGTGTCGGCGACGAACCCGAACATGCGGTAGGCGGTCGGCAACTTGCCGTTCGTCTCCGTCTGCCCGGGCCGACGAACATCGTAACAATCGCAACGCATCTCGACGTCGGGATATCGAGAAATAGCGTGCAACATCACGGGAGCGATAATGTCGGTAATGTCGCCCTCGTTGCTGTACAGACCGACGGCCTCGTCGTACCGCTCCGAGACCTGTCCCTTCTCGTCGAGGTACTCGGTCTTCTTGATCATGTACGCCACGTCGAGCCCGGGAATTCCGTAGGGCTCAAACGAGATGCGTGCCTGCCGACCGTTGTCGTCCACGACCTGCGGCGTGGAAATCTGGTCGATCGTGTACTGCGTCAGCGTCAGCGTCGCCTTGTTGCGCTTGTGCCCAGCGAGGTACTCCGCAGGCGTGAGCGACCGGAACGACAGGTTCGCCATGCTCGCCGCCGCCGACAGGAACCGACGCGACATCGCAAGCCGCTCACCCTCGCGCATCTTGCCAGCGCCGACCAGCGACGCTCGCAGTTTGGTGAGCACCTCCATCTTCTCCATCCTGCCGACCTGCTTCTTGCGAGCGGCGGCGGCAGCAAGTTCCGCAGGCGTCGCCTTCGGCTTGACGTTCCGCGCAGCCATCGCCTCGGACACGGCAGCGGCAGCAGCCTGCTTGGGCGGCAACTTCTCCTTGCCCTTCGCGGTCTCGATGGTCGCGGCGGTCTGCTCCTGCTGATCCTTCGTCGCGTCCTCGATGTCGCGCGCGAAGTTCACGTCCATGTTGTTCGCCCACAGCAGCGTCCGTGCGAGCGGCGACAGCGTGGCGTCCGCAGCCTGCACGCCAGCGACGTTCTCGATCGCCGCAGCACGCTGGGCGACGTCAAACACCGCCATGGCAGCCATCGTCTCCCTGCCAAGGAACCCGCGACGCGCAGCAAATCTGGCAAGCGGAGCAAGAACGCGGTTCGTCGTGGCGCCCTGCGCGGCTGCGGCGAATGCGTTCGCGGTTCCTTCCTGCTCGATGCGAGCCGCACCAGCGCGAGCCTCTGCGCCGCTGATCTGCGACGTGCGCCCCTCCAACTGGTTGATCACGTCCTCCGCCTGCGCGATCGCAGAACGGTCAAGACGCTCGATGGCTGCGGTCTCCCCGCGACCACGCAGCGCGTAATCGACGCCTGCGTTGTAGATCGGCGACAGGCCAGCCTTCTCCATGAACACCGCCGCCAGTTGCGGCTGGAACATCTGGATGTCGTGGAAGACCTCCTCCAACGCCTGCGCCATCATCGAGTTCGGGTTGGCATCGGCGTTCAGGTACACGACGCCCCGGGAACGCATCGAGTGGAATGCCGGGTTGAACTTGCCGTCCGTTGCCCGGAACCACACCACGCGACGACCGAGCGCCTCGACCTGCTGCTGGACGCGCTTGCCCTTCTTCGTCGGGCTGGCCTCCTCCAGTGTCACGCCTGCCCGGGTGCCGACGTCCGTCAGCACCTGCTTCGGCTCCGCCTGCTCCATCAGCGCAGGCATCTCGCTGATCTTTTCCGCTACGGCATTGTGAGTTGCCGAAGCCATAAGTCGATCAGTCGCAACGACTTGCAGTTCGTCATCGATCTGCTTGATTCGATCTTCGATAGCAGTAACAGACTGTTCGGCTCCGGCGGTAGCACGCGCGCCCATGAGCGCGACGTCCAGTTGCTGCCGCTCGTTGAGCAGGTTCTCCGCACGCTCCTGCGTCTGGACTCGACGCTCCGCCAGATCCACGAGGAACGCGCCCCGCTGCTCCTGCGTCATCCCGTTCAGGCTGTCCAGCGCGACGGCAACCTGCGCAGCCTGCGCGGAATCAAGGTCGGCAGTCCAGTTGGTCTTGGCCTTCAGCGCCTCGGAGTGCTTCACCCGCAGCACGCGCTCCGCGTCGGTCTCCGGTCGCAGTGCGTCCCGACGGTTCATCAGGGCGCGGTTGCCCGTGACCGCGAGCACGGATCCAGTACCGCCGATGCCGCCTGCGACGCCGCCGACGAAGGCTCCGTACAGACCCTCCGTGATGTCCTCCGACAGCGGAGCCGCCGTGAACGGCGCCATCAGCGCACTGGAGACCAGTTCTTCCGTGCCTTCCTCGACGCCGGAGGCAGCCACGATTCCGGCAGCCCTACCGAGAAACCCGTTGCGGAACGATGCGGTGCCGTTGGACAGCCGCATGAACGCATCGACGCCTGCCTTGCCAGCCTTGCTGTCCAGCGCCCGGGTCGCGAGCGGAACGCCGCGCTCAAGGAACGGACGCATGGCAGCCTGCCCGACCTTGGACTTCACGCCATACCCGGCAAGCCGACCGATGATTCTGCCGCCGATTTCCGCACCGCCGAGTTCGACGCCGCTCTCGATGACCGCCTGCGCCTCCGCGCGCGTGCGCGACTTGGCAAGCGAGTACTCCGTCAGAGGTCGCCCCTCGATGGCGTCCAGCGCGCGCTGCTGATCAGTCTCCTCGATGTCGGCAATGAAGCCCGACGAGTACGCCGTCAGCGGCATCAGCGACATGGCAGCGATCGACGCAGCGACCGGGACGTTTCCGGTCGCGAGCGCGCCAGCAGTACCGACAGCCTGCGGCAGGTTCTGGCCGACGCCACGGACGATGTCTGCAGCAATGCCTTCCTGCTGCCCCTGCTGCATTCCCTGCGCGGCACCGCGCATGGCGATCAGTTCCGTCCGCAGGTCATCCACCGACAGGCCGGAACCATCCGGCTCCACGGCCTGCGACACCTTGTCCGCCACAATCTGTGCGGTCATCTGCCGGACAGCGGGATCGGCGTCGCTGAACAGATCGGCGACCATCTCGACCGGGCGCATGACCGACCGAAGGAACTGACCGCGCATACCCGGCGTCGCGATCGCCTGCGCAGCCTGATCGATTCCCATGCGCAGACCGCGCTCGATCTCGCGAGGCTGAACGCCAAACGTCACCGCCGTGCCCATGGGGCCGACGATGGGCGTAATCAACTGGTCTTCGTACTGCTGCGCAGCGATCTGCATCAGATCTGCTTCGCCGACGCCACCGCCGGGGACAGCCCCGGGAGCCTGCGCAGTCTCCCGTTTGGCAATCTCGTCGATCGCCGTGGCAAACGACGTCTTCTTCGGAGCGGACTGGGGGCTGTCGGGCTGCACCTGCTGGCGCAGCACGTCGTCGATCGCCTTCTGGAAACTCGACATGAGTCCTCGCTATTCGCGGTACTTGGCAAGCAGGGCTCTGAAGCGTTCGTAACGAGCGCGACCCTCACGCGAGGTGTCGGCCATCAGATCCTTCGCGGCCCCGATGATGTCATTCACCGGATCACCAGTATCCGGCATCTCGTACCCCAACGCCAATACCTCCTCGCGGAGGGCTTGGTACTTGTCCTGCTCTTCCTGCGTGATGATCCCCGTGATCGCCTCGGTCTGGGCAGCAGATGCCTCGCTGCGCCGCGCGCCAGCCCTCGTGGATTCCGCCCGAGCCTTCTCGGATTCCAACTTCGCCTGCGCCATCGCGCGCTCGCGGGAGGTCTTCTCGCGTGCCGTCGCCGCCTGCGCCATCCTGCCCATGGTCATGGCACGCTGCGGGTTCGTCGGCGGAGCCTCCGCCAACTGCTGCGGACTCATGTACTGGGTGGACATCTCCTGCGTCGGCAGCCCACCAGCAAGCCGCTGGGCAATGTAGCGCATGGCAATGTCGCGATCAGCGTCCGACCACGGGCGCGTCCATCCGATCCGACGGGTGTAGTCCTCTGCCCGGGCAGCAAGCGCGCCCAGCCGAAGCATCTGCGGCATCGATTCGATGGCGTCGCGACCGACATCCGAGATCGCCATGTCCGCCATGCTGACCATGGCGTTGGGATTTCCGGTCGTCTGGTAGTACGAGGGGAACGCGGCGGCGTTCATCACCGCACCGTCCGGCGGTGCATACACGCCGAACTGCTGCAGGTTCAGCAACTTGATGCGCAGGTGCTGCTCCATCTGTGCCTTGTAGTAATCCGGCACGGAATCGTCAGACATGATGCCCTGCATCTGCGTCGTGTATTCCTCGGTCTTGAAATCCACGAACGACTGCGCCTGCATCCTTGCGACCTGCAGGTTGGTGGTGTTGACGCGCTTCTGGATCTCCTGCAGCGCAGCCTCGTCCTTCGCCTTGATGCGCGCGTACAGATCCTGCACGGTGGAATACGCGGTCTGCGGATCGCGCTCCATCTCGATCGCAGCAAACTGATCGAACCCGGGTGCGACTTGCTGCAGTTCACGCGCCATCTCCATGATCGGGGCACGAAGCCTGTCGGCGTCGCGCTTCTTGCGCATCTGCTGCGCCATCCCGATTCGCGCCTGCGCGCGCTGCTGCATCGCCCCGAACCACTGCTGGGTGGTCATGCGGATCGCCTGCCGTTGCCCGTTCTTGTCGGTGAACAGTGCAGCAGGAGTGCCGTCCGGGAGGGTGCCGTAGTCCATGGACTCCAGACCCGTGTAGTACCCGTTCTCAAGTGCCTGTTCGACAGCACCATACGTTCCGTATGGCGCGATCTCCCGGCTACCGCGAGGATCCATCGCAGCCTTGCGGAGCATCTCGTCGTCGTCGAGAATGTCAACCTGCTGCTCCTCGACGGGACGCTGGAACCCCTCGTTCAGCGTGAGCGGAGGCTGCTGGCTGAAGTCGGTCGGCTCCGGCATGTTCGGCATTGCGCTCATCGCTGAATCCCCAGCATCAGGTTGCGGACGCGACCGGACGCGCTCGACGGCGCCTCCTGCTGCATGATCGACGGGAACATCCCGACGTTGAAGTCGTAGGGTTCCTTCTGCTTCACGGGCTGCGAGATCCCTGCGGCAATGTCAGTCATCTTGACGTTGCCAAGACCCTCTGACATCACCGATGCTCTGGACGCTTGACCCTGCGCGATTTCCTCGGCAGTCGTGGCCTCCGATAGTGCGTTCAGTCGTTCCTGTTCACGACCAAACTGCGCTCGTTCTTCGGCGGCGGGACGCTGCAGCGCAGTCTGAAGACCGGGAGTCGCGGCAGTGATGGCCGCGCCAAACGAACTGTATGGATTGTTCGGGTTGTAGTTCTGCAAGCCTCCGGCAAGTCCCATCAGGAAACTGCCGCCGACGCGCCCAGCGCCGGACAGGAAGTTGTCCCACCCGGAAGCCTCCTTCGGCTGCACCTGCGGAAGCGTCTGCATCGCGGAACGAAGACCGACGTTTGCCATGAAACTGCTCATTACCGCTGTCCTCCGAATGCCTGACCGAACGGCGAAAGAGCCTGACCGACGCCGCCGCCGATTCCCTCGGCAATCGCGCCGATGCCTGCACCGAGCAGCGCGCCGCCGAGCGCGTTGCCGGAGGCCATGTCCATCATGGCCTTCTGCGTCGCCGCCGAGTAGCGATTCTCGATCGGGCGCGTCATCAGGCCGATGTTCTGCTGCATCTGCGCCGCACGAGCAGCCTGCGCAGCAGCCGTGTACTGCTGGTACTGGCCGCTCTGGTACTGCGCGCTGCCGAGTCCGGCACCGAACAGGCTCTGCGCGGCCTGCTGTTCCATTCCGGCAAGGGCGGACGCCTGCGCCATCTGTGCGGACGCGAGGGTCTGCGCGTACTGCTCCTGCACCGCACCTGCCTGAAGCGCGCCCTGCGCGGCGACCGCGTTCACCGCAGCCTGCCCGAACGTGGTGTTGGAAAGCCCGGTCAGCATCCCGCTCAACTGCTGGCGCGCGACGGCGAGATCCGTCTGCTGCTTCAGCAGGCCGAGCGTGGCATCGCGTCCGGACTCAAGCGTCTTGTACGCCTCCTTGCCAGCGGCAGCGAACGCGGCGCGGGACTGCGCCATCACGTCGCCGTACTGCTTGACGGCACTGTTGTACGCCTGCGAGTACACGGCGGCATTCGTCGTCCGCTCCTTCAGGAAGTTGTCGATGATCCTCCCGTACTCGACGTTCGCGTACCGACGCGCTCCGGCGTAACCCTTCTCCATCTGCTTGATCGCAGCGGTATAGTCGGTTTCGCCTCCGAACAGGTTGCTGAACAGGCCCATCAGTAGGTTCCCTTCACGTTCTTGGTGTGGCCGTAAGGCTCGACCAGCACGGCCATGCGCTCGATAGCCCAAGGTACGCCAAGGCTTTCGATTCGCACATACGCCGCCTGATCCCGGATCCGGCACCGGAAAGCGTCGTTCCTGCCGGGAAGCAGCGTCCCGAGCAGGTTCTGGTTGGTGTTGTCGTAGGTCGCGCTGCTGACCGTGTAGCGCGGGGACGTGATGTCCGAAGGGAGATTGAATCCCAACTGCTTCTGTGCCGAGTCGTAGACGTAGGTTCCGCCGGGGGTGTCAGCCGACGTGCCGGGAAGCGTCTCGTCGCGGGACATCATGGTCGCATTCGGGTTGGTCGTGTGCTGGATTTGCCAGTCCGTCGAGGCACCAGACACGTTGTAGACCCGATTGATCTGCTTGGTGTAGGTACGCCCGGTCGGGTCGGTGATGAGGGTGTCGGAGGTCAGGTACGTCCCGGCGATCGCTGTCTCGTAGAACAGGTCGAGCGCCTTGTCCGTCGCCGTAGACCACGAGGTGTTGTAGACGCCGCAGTCGTAGGTGGTCGTAAACGTCGGATTCCCGGTCGCAGGCTGGTTTCCGGCGTCCACCAGAACCTCCGGGAAGTCGGGATCCTCGGTCACGGTCACGGAGGTGATGTTCTCTCCGATTGCCTCCTCGGCGGTCTGACCGGACAGGATCGACGCAAACGGGCCGGACAGACGCTCAACAGGAGTGTTGAACGCAGACTCCTCGATCGGCTCGTCCATCGTCAGTTCGATGCGAACGTCCTTCATCATCACCTGACCGAGCGACGGCTGAAGCACGGGGCCGAATGTCAGGCTGCTGGTGATTTTCTGCGCCGCCGCCTCCGTGTTGTCCACGGTAAAGTCGCTGATCGCCTTGTAGCCGACCGCCGCCTGACCGTCCACGCCGGAGACGAGGTCGCGGTCGAACCACCCGATGTAGCCGTCCTCGCTGCCGAAGGCAAGGATCGGGGCGCGGGAGTCACCGAACGGGAAGTCTCCGCAGCAGGTCGGGGCATGGAACGCAGGCCACCCGGTCTGGATCGGCCAGAAGGCGTCCGTCGCCTGACTGTAGAGCAGGTGGACGCTGCTTGCAGGGAGGTCGGTGCGCGACATCATGCAGTAGACGTTCTGCGCCTCCGCGTCGTAGCCAAGCACGCAGTTCAGGGCGTCGAACTTCTGCTGCTGGAAGAAGGTGTCGAGGCGACCGCTCGTGATGCGACCGCTCTTCGTTACCTGAAAGTCGTTCGGCTGGACGCGGTATAGACCGTCCTGCGCCATCATGTAGATCGTCTGCGCGTCTGAAGCGCACCACGCACGCTCGGACACGATGCCGACCGAACGCGACAGTTCGATCAGCCGCGCGTCCGTCACCACCGGATCGGCGGTGAGGTATGTCATCGTGTGCCGTCCGGCGAACAGCAGGCCGCTCTCGCCAACAGGGACGAGCGCGACGATCGGCTCACCGGGAACGCCGAATCGCGTCGAGGACACGCCATTAACAGCGTCATGTATGTTTCCAGCACTCGGATGCCAGTCGTCCGGGTCGTTGATATGGCACAGGAACCAGTTGTTCGGAGCGGACTTCAGTCCGGACATGGCAAGACGACCGCCGAATCGGACAAGCAACGTCGCTCGATCTGCACCGCTGCCGATGTAGTTGTACGGGCCGTTTGCGTGCGTCCAATCCAAGACTGCCGGAGTCGCATCAGTAATGTCAACCTTCCGATAGAACTCGCCGTCCGCAAAGTAGCAGTACTGCCCGAAAACAGCCGCGCCAATATGGCCCGACGACTTCATGGCGTTGATGCCAGCACCGCGTGTGCATAGTGTCGCAGTGCCACCGTTGTCGATGACGTAGACCTCTCCGCCAGCAACAACGATGCACCTTTGGGTCAGCGTGCTGCTGACGTATGCATCCGCGCGCAGGATCACCTGCACCTCGCGGATCGCAGCCGTAGGGCTGGTGTTGAACTGGTACGCCCCGAGAAGCGGCCTGCGCTGCCCGAGCCGCAACTTCCCCTTGTAGGCGTCGTAGGGGATCACGTTCATCGCCTGCGCGGTGAAGCCCGGAGGCAGCGCGGAATACGAGGAATCCACGCTGACGCCGCGATACGGAAGTGTGACCGGGGAGTATGGCATCAGGAGAGACGAACACCAATAACGATGGTGAGCCAGCCACTCGCTGGAGGCGAATATGACGTTGCAGCAGTAACGACTGTTACTGATTGTGTTCCGGTGTTTCCACCGCTGGCAATCGAATCAATTCTCACGTTCATCACGATTGCAAGCCAACTTTGTCCGGTTGCGCCGACAGACAGAGATGGCAGACCAGCAGTGCCGCCGACGCCACTTCTAATAATGACCTGACCCGGGCCTGCTGACGCTGACAGAATTGGCTGGAACGTGCCGCTATCGTCATATGCAGCGGTTCCAAGACCAAGGGCCGTCTTGGCAGTACCACCTGATCCACTCGTAAGTGCTGCAACTGCACCAGCAGCGGTTGCGCCAAGAACGCCAGCAGCACCGAGATTCGCAAACTTGCTGTACGCAATTGCTGCGGAAGCATCGACGTTGGCATTTACGATCGTTCCAAATCCAAGCGTTCCGCTTGAACGTCGAAGCACTTGTCCATCCGATCCTGCCGCAATGTCGGCTGGAGCGCCAGTCGAGTTCGCGGAACGACCAATGACGGATGTTGCGGTCGATTGGCGCAACTTCGCGTCGGTGACACCGTCGCTCGTTCCGGTCGCGCTCTTGATCTTCGCCGTCTCTACGGCGTCGTTGGCAAGTTCCGTGACCGTGATGCTCCCCGCATACTGGCTGACCGCCACCCACGTCGTCCACGCGCTGCCGTCGTAGCCGCGTGCGAACGCCTTCTGCGTCTTGGTCGAGACGAGCAACTGCGCGATCGTGCCGCCGGACAACTTGGTGACGTGCAGGACGCCGGGGCCGTCGGACGCAGGCGTCCACGCGGACGGGACGTTCGACGTGACTGTCGTCGCGATCGCATACCGACCCTGCACGCTGTACCCGGCTGCGTTGATGTCCGTGCCGGACACGGCAACCTGCGGGTAGGTGCTGGAGACGTAGCCGAGCGAAGTCCACCCGGTCGTTCCGTCACCGATCTTGACGTTCCCGGTGTCGGTTTCGTAGCCGATCTCACCGGACTCAAGAGTCGGAGTCGAACTCGTCCAGTTGGACGCGGTGCCGCGACGGATCTGCAACTTGATCGCCATTACTTGTCCTCTTCCACGAACGAAGGCGGCACGCAGTACCAGCCTTCAGGGATGCGAACCTCGTTGTCGCCCAACTGCCAGCCGTCAGCCGTCTTGACGTACACCTTGCCCCGCACCTGCGGCCCCATCCTGATCGGGCTGCTCTCGCTTACCAGCACCGTGCGCGTGCAGCCAGTCGCGAATGCGAGAGCCACCGCGACGAAGCACAGGAGGATCAGCAGGAGCGTCAACCCCCGAACCTCGTCTGGGAAGAACGGAGTGCGCCCACTGCAGCAGCGACATGACGATGGCTCTGACGAGGTCATACACGTCACTCGGCCTTCTTGTTGTCCTTGGCGAAGATCAGCCCGACGCCAGCAATGCACGCAGCGGCCAGCGAACCCCAGTCCGGGACGGTCAGCGGGTCGTTGTCGGTCAGGGAGGTGAGAACAGCGCCGATCGCGACGAGGATCGCCGCAATGCCAGCGCCAGTGGTCTTCCAAGACGAGTTCTTGAGGATGTCGCTCATCGGTCGTGCCTTTCCAGTTTCTCCTCGATCTTGTCGAGGCGCTTGCTGATGCTGTCCTGATTCGTCACGACCTGCATCAGCAGGCGGTCGTGGTTGAGGTACGCGGGAAGGAGCATTCCGACGAGCGTGAGGGCAATCGCGCAGAGCGCGATCCAGTTCGCCGTGGACAGGCTCACCTTGATGTTCGTCTTTTCGATTGTCATGGCTTTAGATGAACACGCGATACGGGATCGTCGGGATCGGCTCAAACGTCGGCAACTCGTCCTCCTGCGCCTTCGTCAACTCAAACGACACGCGGATGTTTGCGTGGTAGCGGTTGTCGCCGGGGCGCAGGATCACGCCTTCCTCGTCCACCTGTGCCGGGATCGGCCCGATGCGGTCGAGCGTGACACCCGTGACGGGCAGCACCATGACCTCGCCGTCCTCGTCGGTGTGTTCCTCGGCAAGCCCTGCGGCGATGAGGGCATCGTCGAGGTCGGAC